CATGGTTTTGTCGAATAAACCGGAATCCGTTTTTTCCCGCACCACGGGCAGACCGCCCCTTCTTTGGGCCGATAGTCCACGCCGGTGGCGGCCGTCTCCAGGGCCAGGGCCACGGCCTGGGTGATTTGTGCTGCTGTCATTGTTTCCTCGCGAACGGTTCCGCCCCGTGTGTGTATGGGTTGACCGCTGTTTTTTTATGGCGCGGCATTGACGTCCCGGGCCGCGTCTTTGTCTTGAGGTGTCTTATCTCGGCAGCGGCGAGGAGGTACACCGAGCAATCCCATAGATGGTTTGGCTTGTGCCTCGGGCATTGCCACTTGCCTTTTTCGTCTCGATATTCCGATGTCATGTGTCGGGCATAATCGTCAGGGTAATCTGCGCACATGTGCCACGCGCCGGGATCGGTCGGTAAGATTTCCAACTTCGCCTTAAGATCGTCCTTGAAATACGTGGTGTTGATGCGGACCAGCTTGAGCCCTGCCAGGTTATACTTTGAGATCGACTTGCCGGAGACCATGAACGGAACGTTCATAGATTGTTCGCCTTTGAGCGGATATATTCTTGGGTGGAGCCGACACCAATCATATACCTCCGCCGTTCGGTGGCCCTGGGAGTCGATAAGCCCGAACGAAACGCCCGTGGAAATACCAGACGGCTTTTTGTAGGTGCCGTTCACTATGTCGTCCAGGCCGGCCAGGGAATCCACAAATCCCGCCCGCACCTGCCACGACTCAAGTTCCATTCCATAACGAAACGCCCGGACCTCATACCAAAAACCGTCATCCTGGGTATCGATTCCGGCCATGATAACATCTGCTTCTTCTGGAACAAGTCCAGCGGGGCGTTCGTCTTTAAGCGCAAGGATGCGATCCTCGCTGCGCTCCACGTCGTATTCAACCCACGGTTCTGCTGCAAAATTATTCAAAAAATTACGGAGCGCCCTACGGTCCTTGGTGCCCTCGATAAATTTTGCGGCCGCAGTGGACAAGCTGACAAAGTGCGACAACCAACTAGGCATATGAAACCCTATCTTGCGGGGCTTCTCTTTGCGGACCGCGTATTCCCACGACCTGCCATCCGTATCGCACCACCTACCGGCCCTGACCGCCTCGTCACGGACGGAGTTGTCCCACAGATCCCCGCAATGTTCACATTCATACCTTGCGAGTTCCTGTCGCTCTATCACGTCAGGGTCTGCCGATCCGCCACCCTCCCACTTCACCTGAGCCCAAACCATCCGCTGGAACCTGCCACATGCCGGGCATCTGGCCTCATAGTGAAGAACGACCGGACACGAGTTGATCTCCCGCCAAACCTCGCCCGATTCGTCGGTCGGTGTTGAATACTTGAAAATCTTGCACGTCCGCGAGTATGTCCTTGTCCTGGCCTCTGCCAGGGCGATGGGGGACGCCTCTTTTTTGCCAGAGGTCTCTGGATACTTGTCGATCTCGTCCAGCGATAGGTATCGGATCGGCTTGTTGCCCAGCTTGGATGCCGACCGTGCCCATGCCAGATAGACATTGACGTGTTTGAGATCCACGCGCAGCGACGTTGAGTCCTTGGCAGACCCCGTCAGATAGCGGCGGAGTTGGGGGGTGGCCGATATCATGGGCTCGATGCGGTCGCGCATGTTTTCCCTGGCCATATCCTCGTCAGGAAACACGTACATGACAGGCCCGGGTGCCCGGTCGATTGAATAGCCAACGAAATTATGAACAGCCTCGGTCACGCCCATCTGCGGTCCTTTGCAGCAGACGATCTCGCGCACAAATGGTAGGGCCGCGACATCCATGACCGCTTGCAGGTACGGTGTTGTGGCGTTGCGCCACTTGCCAGGTTTGCTCGACACCTTGGGCGGCAGGATACGATACCGCTCGGCCCATACAGACGGCCGCATCTTTGCCCGGCGGCGAAACGCCTTGCGCTCGCCTTCCAATGGCTGGACATCACGGTCGGACATCCTTTCTGCCAGGCACTTTGAGAGCCACGACGGCCGCTTAATCTGTAGATCCATCGATCACCAGGATGTGGTACGATTCGTGGGACACATAATCGTGGAGGGCATCGTCGACGCCCTCCATGATCACGGCGACAACATCATCGCGCCGATCCATGGCCATGATCTCGGCGGCCTTCTCCTCGGCGTGGGATTCCAAAAAATGACGCAATGCCAACCCTCGAGCGGCCATTTCCATATCCAGATCGGCAACCCGACAGAACAACCGCTTTTTTTCTGACAACTCGTAGGCAAGTTTTTCGTTTTTCTGTCTGAGTTCCTGGAGTCGCTCCCGCTCGATATTCTGCTGGATGTTCAGGGTTTCAATGGTCGTTGCGGTTTCGTCATCATCCACGGCCGGATCGGACCCGGCAGGCAGATATTTCATGCGGGCCACATAATCCCGGACCGCCTCGAGGGTGTATCCACCGGAAGGCCGCGGCAACAGCAACTTACCCGCCTTCCCCCGCCCCGCCAGATGCCCCTGCACGGTCCGCAACGCAACAGCCCCGCCCCCCTGCCGTATGTAGTGCCCGGTCACATACTCGGCCACGGCCTTTGCTGTGGGGAAGATATCAGGGGGCGCCGTCTCGTCGACAACTGGGTATGCGGCAGACAATCGCTCGACCAGGTCATCCAACCCGCTGGAGGCTGCGTCCAGGTCCCGCTTATGGGCAGCCGTGGGTTCGTCCTTGTACTTCTTGAGGCAGGCGATCCTCGCATTGTGCAGGATGGCCAGCTCGGCCGCTTCCTGCTGGGTGCATTTCGTTTTGAGTTCGTCGATGGTCACTTCCCCGCAACCCCCCTCCAAAAATTTTTGCCATTCACCCCGCGATCATGATCGGGGTGGTTTTCGATAAACGCGAACACGTCATCATCATACCAGAACAACCGCCATATCTCTTGCGACAACTCCCAATGCTCATGCGCCCACGTCGTGTCGGCAACCCACGCCCCGTTTTCGCGCTTAAAAGCATCGATGGATATGCTCCCATTGCCGATCCTGCAGACGACATTGCAGCGCTCGAGGAGTTTGCCCATCTTTGCCACGCCCGGGGAGATCGACGGGCGCGATTGACTTCCCGCACCCTTTGCTAACTCTATCCCCCCGCCCCCCATATCAACGACTGTCGCGCCAGGTCTCCGAACGAGCCATGCCGGCGGGATCGCCCCGATGATGTGGTCGCGCACAGACCCTTTGTCGCGGAGATAGTCGCCAGGGTCTTTGGGGCCGCCGGCTGGACGGATGTCCTGGGCCGTGGGGATTGTATCGAGCCACCAAGATGTGCCCACGTCACCGGCCTCGTCGTTGTCGAGCCACAACCCGACCCATGCGGCATCGCGTACCATGCGATCAGCTCGTTGATCTCTTGGCTTTGCCTGGGCAGATCCCACGGCAATGACCCCTGCCAGATCACCTACGGCCTGGGTGAGCAGGATCGCATCAAGGCCGGACTCGCAAATGATAAGGGCCTGGTTTCTGCCGGGCCAGCAGCTGGGGGCAGAGAGCATGGGCATGGGATCGCTGGCTGATCCGGGCAGGACGAAATATCTAGGTTCGCCCTCCGGCCTGCGGATGCGGATCTGCAAAACATCGTAGCCGTCTATGATTGGGATGGTCAGCCCCGTGGGGATCCAGAGCTTTTTTGGTTGTCCGTTTTCCTTGATCACATCTGGCAACCCCCAGCTCGTGCGGGGCCTGTAGATGTCGCGCCCACCGCGTTCGCCAGGATTCCATCCCAGCCTGAAACGTGCGGCTGTCTGACGGGATATTCCGCGAGACTCCAGCCATGACAGTTGGTCCGGGCTCTGCATGAGATGGTCGTGGGAAAACGCAACGAACTTGCGGGCGTGATCCTGCCATGAACCTCCCGGTACATCCACGGGCGCGACATCCAGGGGCCGTGGTTGGCGTTGCGTTGGAACACGTGGCGTTGACACGGGACGACGGCCCTTGATCTCTTTCCCCATGATCCTTGCGGCCTCGCGAAATGGCATCCCGTCGATCTCCATCAGAAACGATATGCAATCACCGCCCTTGCCGGACTTCCTACACCACCACGATCCCTGTCCGTCCTTCTGCTCGGGCCAAGCATGGAAGCAATCCTCCCCGCCACAGCTCGGACACGGGCACACATACTCGCCGCCCTTTGTGGCCGCGACCTTGCGCGGCTCCATCCCGCGTTTTTCGAGCAGTTCAAGGATTGTTGGCATGAGAGGGTCTCTTTTTGTTATTGTCCAAATGTCCAGATATTGTCCGAGATTTTTTATTTATTATATTATCTATTTAAGACAATTTGGACATTTCGGACAATAATTACAATAATAATAGATTTATTTTGTTGGATTGCTTGCAAATCTAAAAAGATTTATTCGCGCAGGAAATGTCCGAAATGTCCAAATCCTCCAAACCCGTTAAAATTCGACGGGTTGGAAATGGACAATATCTGGACAATACGGATGATATTTTATGTGGCCAGCAGGCCGACTCCTTCATAATAGACAACTCCGTCCTTGTATTTCCTGAACTTTTTGGCCATACGCCGGCCAAACCACTGGATTGTCGGCACCTTTGCGCGGTGGTATTCGGTGTACCAGGTTTTGAAATCCTGGTAGATGTCCGTTGCTGTCGTTGCGACAGCAGAGGGGTCGCTCGGGACAAAACATCGGGCCTCGATATAGTCCTGTATCAGATCCTGCTCACGCCGGTAGCTCTCGCCTGCCTGCCTGATCTCCGTTGTTGGTTGTAGCCCTCCTGCCTGCCACTCCATGCAACCCCTGACGAACCTGGCCATAATCCCAGGCTCTTCAGATTTGAGCTTATCTGCGAGGTTGTCGATTCGCTCTTTTTCCGAAGGATGTTTGGGATTGCGGACAAACTTGAACGGCCAATCTACCTTGAGTACGCGCTGCCAAAACGCGAAATCATCAGCAGGAGCGTAGGGGTCGTTGTTGGTCATGAGCATGAGTTTGTGCGACGGGAGAAACGAGCGCTCGTATTTGTCGTGGGGATATCGTCCAACCAGTGTGTCGGATCCAGTGAACCATTTTATCTTTGACGGAGAGAACCGACGGGCCTCGTCAGACTCTGATGCCGTAGCCAGCCGGCGGCCAAACAATGTCATTATGGCCGGTGAAGGGCCGTCAGGAGATTTAGCCCTTCCCTGATCGAGGAGCATCTCTGCCTGGACCGGTCCGGAATAGTCTCCCATGATCGAGAGGACAGTTTCGACAAACACTCCTTTCCCGTTGCGGCCCTCGCCGGACAGGATGAGAAACACCTGTTCAGTGACGACACCTGTCAGGCAATAGCCCATCCAGCGATGTAAGAAATCTATCGTGTGCTGATTCTCCAGGGAGTCCCAAAGGAATTTGTCCCAGGTTGGACATTCTTCGTCGAGGCCCTTCCATTCGCACCCGCACCTCTTTGAGATATAATCGCCAGGTCTACCGGCTCGAAACTGACCTGTTCTCAGATTGAGAACTCCGTTGGTGAAGCCGAGTAGCCACGGATCCTGGTCCAGCTCGTCGCCCTTTATCGCCAAAGACGATCCGTTGGGTAGGGCCGCGGCAAACTCGAGAACGGCGTTCCGCCCATTCACGCCCCTGAGCCTTTGTATCCTTCGGACAAACTCTTTTTTTCGTCCCTCGATGTTTTTGGCTAAATCCTTTTGACCATTTTTAGCCGCCTCTGATATCTGGACGTCCAGCCCGGCGAGCTCCTCGCCGTATCTGACCGCGACGTCCTCGACGGCCCCCTTGGCCTCGTCCATGATGTCGCGGTCCCAGGAATGTCCCAGCCAGACCATCCACTCATGGGACGACTTGTTGAATACAAATCTCCCCTGGTGCATAGCCGCATACAGCGTACCGTCGCCCAGCTGATTCGAGTCCAGGCATTGATTGACCAGCTCGCTGGCCACCAATGTTTCCGGTTGAGGCTTCCCACTCATGCCCGCCCCCCATGCCAAAATGCCACCTCCGACAATGCCACAAAATCGCGGACATATCGGGCTGAGGGCGACCCCTGCGTTCTAAAACTCCAGAAGGACCCACGGCCTCGGTCCTCGCTTTGATATTTGGCCGCGAACGTTGGCATAAGGGGAGACGGGGAAACTAGGCGTGGCGGGCGCCTCGAAATTATGGTTGACTTTTTTGGAGATAGGATCATAATGGACTCCTCTTGTTAGATTTCCCCTGGTCGCAATCACAGCCATGATCGCCGGGGGATTTCTGCGTTTATGGGGTGGCCTGCTTACTCGTAGCCCTCGGCCATGGCTGCATCGACCTCGAGCGCGTGGGCTATTTCGATGGCTACGCGCTCGAGGTCGCCGAAGTCGGGCGTGTATTCGAGATCAAACCTGTGTGAGTCCAGCGCGATCTCGGAGAT